CTAGCTTTGAGGACATGTCAGCTAGTGAGAGATTTATTAAACACAACTTTGTTATTAATGTACCTGCTTATTTCTTTGTGACACAAACCCCGGGTGCACCTGTCCCTTTAAAGAGATATGTGTCTTCGCCGACTATTGAATTTAAAAATGTTTCAAGTGGATCTTTGACATTAACTAACGTAATTGCAGAGAACAAATACTTATTAGGATCAGACGATCCTACGCTTCCTCTAAATAAAAAGAATAATGGGCTGGAAGATCAAAGAGATGTCGATTGGTATCAAACAAATTTAAGTCCATACAAAACGTCAGACCCTCAAAATCCAGGTGCTAGTACACCTTCTGATCCTGCGTATGTTAAGCTCCCTAGAGGCCACAGGCTCTTAAAAATAAAAACAATTAATGCCAAAGGAGAGACGACATATACTGGATATGATTTGGATGAGCTGCTGTAAAATTATTATTAATAGTGACTTTTTAGACGATAGTTATGTCGGTATTTGTGAAGGAGATTATCCATGTCAGAGCAGACTTTTAGGTCGCCTAATTTTTATGAACGAGAGATTGATCTTTCAGCCCCTGCAGTTACAGGGCCTAGTGGCGTTCCTGCATTAATTATTGGAACAGCAGACAAGGGGCCCGCCTTCATACCAGTTACTGTTGCTAATTTTAATGAATTTATTGAGGTTTTTGGCAACTTAAATCCAGAAAAATTCGGGCCGTATGCTGCTAATGAGTTTTTAAAAAATAGATCAGCTCTGTCATACATTAAAATTTTAGGTGCTGGCGCAAATTCTACTGATTCTCACATTACAGCGACAAGTGTTTCTGGCACTGTACAGAATGCAGGTTTTACACTACAGGGTACAGCTACCTATGATAGTAGACATGCTGGCGCAATTCAATTTCTTGTTGCAAGACATGAATTAGGAACTTATGAAACTATTTCGGCGCCTGTCTTCTCTGACAACGACACTTTTGCAGGTTCAACATATGTGAATCTTGTCAGAAGCCTCATCATGACACCTAATACTTCAAGAATCATGTTGACAGCTTCACATGGAGCCATTACAGACTCATCTTTCACTGCTGCTACAATCATAAATGATGATGCTGACATAGCATCAGGAAAATTTAAACTAATCATCTCTTCCTCTTTAGGAAGTGCATTCTCGACAGCTGACGGTGTCGCAGGCATTAAAGTTTTAACAGCTTCATTTGATCCTACATCAAATGATTATGTCGGCAAGATTCTGAACAAAGATCCTGATAAGTTTTATCAAGAACAACATTATCTACATGCGGATTTCGCTGTTGATAAGGCTGTTGCTTTTGCATCAGGAAGCGCTCAAAGCAGAGTTGCAGTCCTTTCAGGGTCAGCTAATATTGCAAAAACTGGCATAAACTACAGACAAGCATTAGGATCTTATAACACGCGATTTACTACACCAAAGACATCAACATTCATATCGCAACCTTTTGGCAAGACAGAATACGATCTGTTTCATTTTGAGTCAAGAGACGATGGGGAATATGCAAATAAGCTTTACAAGATCTCAATCGTGAATCTAAAGGCTTCATTAAATGATGCAGACAAATACGGCACATTCACAGTTCAAATTAGAAACTGGGATGACACGGACCAAAGCCCACAAGTTATTGAGCAATTTACTGAGTGCTCACTTAATCCGGATGCACCGAACTACGTTGCAAAATTAATAGGTGATCGTAAGGTTTTCTATAATTTTGATTCAGCGATACCAGGCGAAAAGAGAATTGTTGCATCAGGTAAATACCCAAACAATTCAAAATATGTTAGAGTTATTCTCAACGCGCTTGTTGATGAAAAGCAAATCCCAGAAAATTCTCTTCCGTTTGGATTTAAGGGACCTGTTTCGCTGGAGCTTAATCCAAATCTTGTTTCATCGACTGGACTAACTCATTCTGCTGCGAGGCTCGGCGGTGTTGTTGATTCATCATTCTTGAGTTTAACAGCTTCTTATGTGCCGCCCGTGCCCTTTAGATTTAAGGTAACAAGAGGCGAGATGGCATCGAATCCATCTTATGTTGGTCAAGCAGGAAATGCTGAGCTCACAAATCCATCGCTTTACTGGGGTGTTAAATTTGAAAGAGACAGCGTTTCATCAAATCCTGCAGGGCTAACTCTTCTAAGTCCAAATCTTTCGCAAGAGAAGAATGAGCTTCTTGGATCTTTAACAAATTTTGTCGGAATAGAGAAGCTTGGCACATTAGTGACAGGATCAAACGCAGATCTTATTAATAACAATAAATTTACATTATCAAAGGTCGTTCTTAATAACACAGCTATTGGTCATCTAACAAGTTCTGTTGCTACTCACATGAAGGAAGCTGCTTACATTAGAAATGCGCAGCTTGACAACACAAAATACACATTTGCTGAGAGTGGAAGACAAAGAATGACTTTCGCAACTATCTTGTCTTCAGGATCGGCTTCTGACTTTAATCGATTCAGTAATTTCACAAAGTTTACAAACTTTATGCAGGGCGGATTTGATGGCGTCAATTTCTTAGATAGAAATTCACGCAGACTCAATGATAAATCTGTATCTTTTGACAGTGGCGGTGGAGCCTCTACAAACAACAGTATTCAAGGTTTCTCCTCGAATCCTGCAGGTCAAGATGTGAATAACAATGGTGTAGCATCTTACTTGACTGCAGTAACAATTGCAACGGATCCGTTACTGGCAAACAACAACATCTTGACAATCCCAGGTATCAGAGAGCCATTCATCAACGACAATACTATGTTGAAGGTGAGAGATTATGGTCTTGCTCTGCATGTTATGGATATACCTTCTTATGATGACAGCGGAAATAGACTCTATGATGATTCTACTGCCAAGCCAAACATTGGCTATGTCTGTAATGAGCTTGATGCTAGAAACATTGACAACGATTATGTTTCTACTTATTTCCCAGATGTCTTCGTCGATGATTTAACAAATAAGAGAAGAGTAAAAGTCCCAGCCTCGGTTGCAGCGCTTGGAGCACTTGGATTTAACGATAAAGTTTCTTATCCTTGGTTTGCACCTGCCGGCTTCAACCGTGCAGCGCTAGATTTCGTGACCAACGTTGCAGTGAGACTCAATGTTAGCGATCGTGATCGTCTCTACGATTCACGTATCAATCCGATCGCAACTTTTCCGCGCCTTGGCTTTGTGATCTTTGGACAAAAAACATTAAAGATCAATAAGTCAGCGCTTGATAGAGTCAATGTGCGACGCTTGATGCTTGAGATCAAGAGAATTATTATTGGAATTGCGAATAGAATTGTCTTTGAGCAGAATACACCCGCAGTTAGAAATAAATTTGTTGCAGATGCATCATTCCAGCTTGGTTTAATTCAAGTGCAAGCGGGTATTGAGGGCTTCCAGGTAGTTATGAACGAGACAAACAATACGCAAGAAGATGCTGATCTTAATAAACTTAACGGTAGAATTGTGGTCGTTCCGACACGAGTTGTTGAATTCATAGCAATTGACTTCATTATCACAAATAGCGGAGTGCAGTTTGTGTGAAAATAATAATTACATGATAGTTAGTAATCGGAGATCTTAAATGGCAAAACTAAAGTTTGGCAGTGCAGGTGTAACAGCTAGAGAAATTGATCTTACTGGGCCCATAACACAAGAACCCATAGGCATACCAGCCGGTATAATTGGAACATCATTAAGCGGACCAGCATTCGTTCCTGTCACAGTTGGAAATCTTTCTGATTGGACAGCTAAATTTGGTGCGTCTGATGGCAAAAAGTTTGGTCCTCTCGCCGTTCGAGAATGGCTTCGAAATGCGCAAGCAGTCACGTACCTTAGAGTTCTCGGCGCTGGTGACGGAAAGAAGCGAACCGATACTGGTGAAGTTACAAATGCAGGTTTTACAGTCGGAGAAAAACAACCAAATCCAGATGCTATAGACGACAGTGACTTTGCCAATCTTGGTGGTCCTCTTGGAAGAACATACTTTCTTGGTTGTTTCATGTCGGAATCAGCGGGATCAGAAGTCTTTAGCGAGGCAGGTATACAAACATCTACAAAATCTATTCCGATCATTAGAGGCGTTCTCATGGCACCAAGCGGTGTTATTATTAGAATGTCTTCTTCAATGCCGGGTTCTGGGCTTTCTTCGGACGCACCAGGATCTTCTCTTGTTGTAACAGAAACAAATGCAAATGGTACGCACATTGGTAGCGTGGTTCTCTCTGAGAATGGTGCAGCAAAAGAGGAATTTGTTCTTCTGTTAAACGGTCACATTGGGACAGCAAATGATCCTAATGTGCTGACGGCGTCTTTTGATGTGACATCTAACAACTACATTGTAGACGTTTTAAATACAGATCCATTTAAAATACAGACAAAAGGACATTATCTGTATGCAAACTGGGATGTGCATCCAGCGCTCGCTGTTGTCACTGGATCGGGCGTTATTCATGTAAACTCTGGTTCGACACCTCAAGGTGGCCGTGAGCCCTCTTCATTCTTAATCACATCTTCACTTGGAAGAAATGTTGGCGGTGCTAACGTTCCGAACTATGAAAACTTCAGAGATAGATTTGGTCATGCTGTTTCACCTATGTTTATTTCACAGAAATTAGGTGGCAAAGCAATCAACCTCTTTAGATTGCATGCCCTCGACGACGGTGAAGGAGTTTCTACGAATTATAAGATTTCCATTGAAAATATCAACAAGTCTAATGACCCGCTTAACAAATACGGCACTTTTGATGTCTTGATTAGAGAATTTTCAGACAGAGATCTAGACAAGAAGATTCTTCCTAATGAGAGATTTGCAGGTGTATCTCTTGATCCATCGTCAGATAGATACATTGCGAAAGTAATTGGCGATGTAAAGGCATACTATGATTTCGATAGAGAGCTTTCTTCTCAAAAGCTTGTTGTAGAAGGAAACTATCCAAATAGATCGAATTACGTTAGAGTTGAAGTTAATTCTGATATCGAGAACGGTTTCGTAGACCCAGTTGCTCTGCCGATGGGTTTCAGAGGTATTGACCATCTTGTGACCTCGGGATCTAGCCCACTTTCCGTTTTGAGCTCACATAGCGTTGCGAGCATAC